TACTATGGCATAACGTATCTATGCTATTCGTTACTCATGCGTATGCATATACATGGCATACCCCCGTAGTCCCCCATACAATTCCCAAATAGGGGTATAGTATAGGGCCTGGGCGCGCGTATAGCACCTTGATCAGCACGGGACGAGCATGTTCCAGCCATGTGCGTGTGTTTGCGCTGTATTACACTGCATATCCCTATTATATAATATATAACATGCAGTGTATGCTTATTATAGTATGTATATATGGTATATATGAGGTGTATATGTGCTAATTATCCGCTTATATAATATCTAGGGGTAGATCCGTGCTCATTTGACCCATATCCGGTGCAGGGCTTGTGGCAACGTGTTGACTGTGAAACAGTTCCAGGGGAGAACCCCTTATCAGGTGGAGATGTACAGTGGCAACATATGGACTCGGTGGAACTCCTGGGTATTTAGCATTTACTGGCTATAGTAATACGCTAGGTGCTGGAAATGCTGCTAACGGAGTAACGACTGGCCAAATTCAGGTCAACGGTATTCAACAAGGCGATGATCGTATCGTCAAGATGCTGCGTAATGGAGGTGGAACGATTGCATCGACACGCATCCTGTATACGCTACTCGGTGCCGCGATCGGTGCGAATGCGACACAGACTAAGAAGCAGATTAAGTGGGAACAGGGTAGCCCCGGTGGTATCATTCCGATTGAAACGATCAACATCGTTAATCGTAATACCAATGCGAATGATCTGCTCGCATGGCAAACACTCATTACGCGAGTGGTTCAACCCTCAACTTATCCGCCCGACCTGAGTGGTAATGGTGGTGGTGGTAAACAAACCGCCGCGAGTGGAGGTGCATACTGATGGCAATACCTTTGTTACGTGGTGTAACGTATGCTGGCTCTGGTCCAGGACCAAAACCGCAAGGTCCGGGTGTGCCTGTTCCTGGTCCTGGTGGTAGTGAGTATGGAGGTGAATGGGAAGCGCCTATGACTACGGGTGGTCCCGTTGTTAGCGGTATTCAGGAATATCTTAGGAAGTTGCAGGGCCAAGGCTTACCGCCTACGCCACAGAATGTGAATCGTATTCGTGAAGCAACGAGTAACGGCGTTACTTTGCCACGTCCACCTATTCCTCCACAACCTGGACCTGATAGAACAGTTGAAGGCTATCAACCCAATATGGGTGAACCTGATACATCATCACGTCCACCGACTCCCGCACCGCAGATGCAAATGCCGCCGAATGAAGGTGGAACGCCAAGACCACCTGATGGTAGTGGTGATCCGGTAACACAAGGCAGTCCACGCGGACCTTCGCCACAGGCAGTTGGTTTACCCGAACCTGGTGGACCTCCACAAGCGTTCCCCGCACTTGGTCGTGATATTCTAAATCTACGTCCGTTGTTGCAATTGTTGACTACGCCAAATGCGAGTCTTAACCAATTCATGCGTGTTCCAGACGCAGAGTATGCTGGTAATTCACCAATCGGTGCGAGTGGTAAGGTAATGGATGTACCGATGGAGGGCACTGCATTGGAAGGACCACCTAAGCGTCCACAACTTGCTGGACCACAACCACGTCCTGCTACGCCTGCTGCACCGTTGGCTATCGCTGGTCCACGTGCACAACAGGCATTGCCTGCACCTGCACCTAGTGGTCCTGGATTTAGTCCTGAGTATGCTCCAGGTGGTGCACGACAGTTGAGTGGTCCTGGATTTAGTCCTGAATACAATATCAACAGTCCTGCTAAGGCTGCGATTGATAAAGCCGTTCCTGCTGATGAACCAGTTGCTCCACGTGCTAAGCGTAAGTCGAAGGCACGTCGCTAATGTCTATGCCACGTATGAACGAACCACTGCGTCTGGCTGACGGTAGCCTAATATACCCAGATGGTCAGGCACCTACTGAGAATGTAAGAGTAGAAGTGCCAACGGCTGATGACGCAGTGCGTATCGTTGTAGCTGCGCGTAGGAAGCTGAGTGAACTGCCTGAGGTTCCTAAGACAATGAACGCCGTGAGCGTCATTCTTAGTTATACGTTGTTTGGTTTGGATATTGAGGAGATTGCGATTGCAACTGGTTTGACCATTGATCAGATTGCGCGTATTAGAAAAGGCGATGCGTATCAGCAAATGCATGATACCGTCGTGCGTAGTGTGTTGGACAGTGAGACGAATGTTGTTCGTGATTTGTTTGTAAAGCAGGCACGCAATGCTGCTGGTGTTATCGTTCGTGCTATGGAAGAAGGCACAAGAGCAGACCGTATGGCGGCTGCGAAAGATATACTTGATCGAAGCGGGCATCGTCCTAGCGATGTGGTCGAACATCGTCATAAACTTGATGGTGGACTCGTTATCGAGATTGTAAGGAAGGAAGTGTCTACAATGCCTATCATCGAGATGGAGTCTGAGTGATGACGATCAAGAGTGACCAGCATGGCTATGAAGTGCAAGCTGCTCGACCTGCGTTATCACAGAACGTGGCGATTGGTGCAGGTAGTTTGCAAAGCCTTGCGTTTAGCACAGGACCAGTAGGCACTTATTCAAGTGCTAGTGCATCGTATGGTGCACCTGTGTTGGTGCCAAATAATACGAGCCATGTGCGGCTGGTTGCAACGAGTGATTGTTACGTTGCATTTGGAACAAATCCAATTGCTGTCGCTGGTACTGGTATGCTGATTACCGCATCAACTCCTGAATACTTCTGGGTTGCTCCTGGTGAGAAGCTAGCCGTAATACAGGTTGCTGCTGGTGGTATACTCAACATCACGGAGTGCATGGCATAATGTTTGCTGGCACCGGCGCTGTTGGTCGTATTGGTCGCCCAGGATTAAGTGCTAAACATGGTGCGTCATTGCTAAGTGGCATGACATTGGCACTTGATTTTATGAATGATGGTGTGCTCGATCCACGCATCACGTTCATGCGTGCATCATCTGCCACGTATACTGATGCGAGCGGTATCATACAGATAGCGGCGATTAATCAGCCGCGATGGGATTATGCGAGTGGTGTGCTGCGAGGTTTACTGGTCGAGGGTCCAGGCACAAACTTGCTGTTGAACAGCACGACGCTCGTGACGCAAAGCATCACGGTCATTGCACAGGCTTACACGCTGTCATTCTATGGCACCGGCACGATAACGAAATCAGGTGCGGCGACGGGTGCGCTGGTCGGAACGGGCGTGGGTCAGCGTGTCACGCAGACGTTCACGCCAACAGCCGGAACATTGACATGCACGGTTACGGGATCGGTGACGAACGCGCAGATCGAGGCCAGCAGCTTTGTTACGAGTTGGATACCGACAGCAGGTGCCACGGCGACGCGGGAAATTGATTACGCGATCATGCCGATAGCAGGTTGGTATAATCAGAACGCGGGAACAGCACTCACGACATTCACTAACCGCGCATGGGCGGGTGCGGCGGTCCTGAACAACGCGCTATTTGTCTTTGATGATGGAACAAGCAACAATACGATTTATCAGATGGCATTCGCGAACTCTAATACATTCGTGCAACCAAATGCAGCCGTTGTTTATTTGGGCACGCCAGCTAACGTGTCTTACAACAATCTCGATATTGGTGGCGCGCCATACACGAAAGCGGCATTGGCCTGGGCCTCTGGAGGCACGCTTCGGCAAGCCGCGAATGGTGGTGTGGTTTCGAGTGTGGCGATGGGCAATGCACCGGTTGTTTCACGGCTTGTATTTAACGGCCAGCTTTATGGATTAGTCGCGCTCAATGGTCACTTACGTCAGTTCATTTATTGGAATCGCGCGTTGTCCGATGCTGAACTGCCACAGGTAACGACATGAACACTAAGCGATACAAGATTGTAGAAGGTGGTATGCATGACCGCTTTCACCAGTCGATGAAGAAGGTGCAGTTTATCGGTGGTGGATTTGGTAATGGTAAGACGGCTGCGACCTGTATCAAGGCGTTGAAGCTATGCAAAGACTATCCAGGATGCAATGGCCTAATTGCACGTTCGACTTATCCGAAGCTGAACGATACCATAAGACGCGAGTTCTTACAATGGTGTCCCACGTCCTGGATCAAGCGTATGCCGAGCCGGGACGAGAACACGTTGTTACTAAAGAATGGCTCGACCATAAACTTCAGGTATGTTGCACAGCAAGGCAAACAGACCGAGGATTCGAAATCCAACTTGCTATCCGCGACATATGACTGGATTGTGGTTGATCAGCTAGAAGACCCTGAGTTTAGTCACAAGGACTTCATGGATTTGATGGGACGGCTACGTGGTAATACTGAATATATGGGTGATGATCCTGATATGCCACGTGTCGGTCCACGTTGGTTCATGGCTACGCTAAATCCTACACGCAACTGGTGTTATCGTGAGATTGTGAAACCGCTGCATGATTTTACCGAGCGTGGGATGGTAGGTCCTAAGCTGCTGTGTGAAGTTGATGCAGATGGCCAGCCGATCTTGGTTGGTGGCAAGCCTATACCGCTTATCGAGTTGTTCGAAGGAACAACGTATGAGAACGTGGAGAACGTAGGTGAAGATTACATTCGTGGAATGTTGTCTACATATACTGGTTCTATGCGTGATCGTTTTGTGTATGGTAAATGGGGTGCTCTGAGTGGATTGATCTATCCACAGTTTGATGAGAGTGTGCATACACTCAAGCATGAAGATGTGAAGCTGTATCTGAAGCAGATGCGGATGATGGGTTATCAACCTACGTTCGTAGAAGGATACGATCATGGTTTGTCCAGGCATAGCTGCTATGGACTGTTCATGGTAGATGATGATGCGAACGTGATCCTGCTGGATGGATTTCGCATTGCTGAGTTCCCGATTGCGGCTGCTGCTAAGCTGATTGCTACGACACGTGCGGAGTATCGTATCGAGGATAATGAACTCGATTCGATTTATGCCGACCCCGATGTGTTCAG